AGCTGAATTGGCGGCGTATGCTAAGCGCCGTCTGGGTGATCCTGTCGTCGAAGTAAACGTCTCCGACGATCAAGTTAATGATGCTATCGAATACACTCTGCAAAAATTTCAGCAGTTTCATTACGATGGATGTGAGCGTGTATACCTGAAGCACCTGATCACTCAGGACGTTGTTGATCGTGCCAAGTTATCTACCCAGACGACTGCTAAGGCAGGCACTGACCTCTGGAAAGAAGGTAATGGGTATATCGAAGTCCCTGATCACATTCTTTCTATTGAAGGACTCTTCTCATACACAGATAAAGGATCGTCAAACATCTTTGACATTCGTTATCAGATGAGACTGAATGACTTGTATGACTTCACGTCTACACAGTTTTATCATTACTACATGATCAAGCAGCACCTGGAGACTATTGATTTCCTCCTGGAAGGCATGAGACCTATTCGCTATCATGCTGTGCAAGATCGTCTCTACATTGACTGGGATTGGCCAGCAGATGCTCTGGTAGGTCAGTATGTTGTTATCAAGGCATACCGTGCTCTCGATCCTACAACCTGGAATGAGATTTATAATCAGTTGTGGGTCAAGGACTATGCAACTGCAAAGATCAAAAAGCAATGGGGCACAAACCTCACCAAGTTTAACGGTGTCCAGATGCCTGGTGGTATCACACTGAATGGTGAGATGATTTACAACGATGCTGTCAACGAGCTCAAGGAGCTTGACGAGCAACTTCGCACCCAATGGGAGCTTCCACCTCTGGACATGATTGGCTGATATGGCACTCAATCCTTACTTCACTCAAGGCACTACAGGTGAGCAGAATCTGCAAGAGAGTCTGGTCATCGAGCAGATCAAGATGTTTGGGAAAAACGTATACTACGTCCCACGCACCTTGGTCAAGGAGGACACTGTATTTACAGAAGATACTTTGTCAGAATTTAATGATGCATTTGAGATCGAAGCATACATCGAAGATGCTTCGGGTTTCCGTGGTGACGGAGATATGTTTAGTAAGTTTGGGGTGAGGATCTCTGATCAATGCACCTTTGTCATTTCTAGAAAAAGATTTACTGAGGCAGTGGATGATAATACCACCCTCATCGTAGAAGGTAGACCTAACGAGGGTGATCTTATTCACTTCCCTCTAGCAAATAAAACCTTCGAGATTCAGTATGTAGAGCATGAAGTCCCCTTCTTCCAGTTGGGTAAGATTCATACTTGGGGTCTTCGCTGTGAGCTGTTTGAATACAGCGACGAGGACATCGATACTGGTATTGCAGAGATCGATGCCATCCAAACAAACTTTGCTGCATCTATCAAACTCATCATGGATCCTGGTGGCACAGGAGACTTCCAAGTTGGCGAGGAGATCGTTGGCGACTTGTATCGTGCCACTGCAACAGCAACTATTGATGGTGGAGCAGTCAACGCAATCACTGTCACTGACGGCGGTAACCACTACACCAGTGCTTTGCCACCCTCAGTAACTATCACTGGAGGAGGCGGGACAGGTGCTACAGCGACTGCTACGGTTGACTCTCTGGGTCTTGTCACTGGCATATCTATCACAAGTGGTGGTAGTGGGTATAATTCTGCACCAACTGTCGTCATTGACTACTCCCCCAAAGATAACAGAGCAGAAGTCAAGTCCTGGAATAGTGCAACCCGTGCGCTAGAGGTCATCAATCGCTCTGGCACATTCAATACTGGTGAGACTGTCAAGGGTCTGACCTCAGGTGCTCTCTGGAGTCCTGAGACTTATAATACACTAAATAATACTAATCTCAGTGATACCGTCGATCAAAACTTCAACATCGAGTCTGAAGCAGATGATATCCTTGACTTTACTGAGACAAATCCCTTTGGCGAATTTGGTGACGCAGACTGATGTTAGGCACTTACTCATACCACGAAATCATTAAGAAGACAGTTGTCGGATTCGGCACACTGTTTAACAACATTGAGCTTCGTCGCACAGACAATGCTGGCAATATTGAAGAGGTCATGAAAGTGCCTCTGGCATATGGTCCTAAGCAGAAGTTTCTTGCAAGACTTCGCCAAGTTGGTGATCTGACTACCAAGGATCAAGTGCAGATCACTCTGCCTAGAATCTCGTTTGAGATCAATGGCATCTCCTATGATCCCACTCGGAAAGTATCTCCCACTCAATACATCAGAAACACAGCTGATAACGGGAAACAGGTCAAGATGTTTGCACCTATTCCCTACAACATCAACTTTGAGTTGGCGATCCTCGCTAAAAACCAGGATGATTCGTTGCAGATCCTGGAGCAAATTCTTCCATATTTCCAACCCAGTTTCAATATCACAATGACACTGGTGCCTGAGTTGGGTGATAAAAAAGATTATCCAGTCACACTCACGTCGGTAGATTACCAGGATGAGTATGAGGGTGATTATGACACACGTCGCACGCTGATTTATACCTTACAGTTTGTCGCCAAGACCTATCTCTACGGTCCTGTCAACGACTCCACTAACGAGGTTATTAAGAAAGCGATTGTGGATTACTCCACTCAGATGGATACCCAGAATGCTCCTCGCGAGGTGCGTTATACAGTCCAACCTGATCCTATCACAGCGGATGCTGGTGACGACTTTGGTTTCAATGAAATGACGAGTTACTTTACCGATGCAAAACAATACAACCCCGTCACAGGACAAGACGAAGACGTTTGATGGCATTGAGGATGCTATGGATGTAGAGACGGAAGTCGTCCCTGCAGAGCCAGCACCTCTTGCTAAAGCGGAAGAGATTGTTACTTCTACGAAGGAGCAACTCAAGAAAGATTATGAATACACTCGTGGCAACCTCTACTCACTGATTGAGAAAGGTCAGGAAGCAGTAGATGGTATCCTTGAGTTGGCACAGGAATCCGATCAACCTCGTGCTTTTGAAGTTGCTGGACAGTTGATTAAGCACGTCGGTGACGTGGCAGACAAACTGGTAGACCTTCAGAAGAAGGTTGCTGAGATCGAAAACCCCAAGAAAACAAAAGAGGTCAACACTACAAACAACACTATGTTTGTTGGTAGCACTGCAGACCTGGCTAAATTTCTAAAGTCTCAACAAGATAAATAACATAGTAGGAGTAACGTATCACCATGTCATCTAACGTCGTAACACCTGTGCAGCATATTGGGTCAATGACTCATAACAGTGATACTGCACAAACAACCAGTGCAATCACTGTGAAGACAGGGGTCTTCCGTATGGTGAATGCTGACTCTCATAGTAACCACTTTTCATGGGGTGGTGCTCCTGATGTGACTACTGATACTGTAGTCCACCTGGGTGTAAATGGCGCTGAGTTATTCCGTCTTTCCAAACCCAAGAGAGTAAATATCACTGGCGCTACTGCTGCTAATCCTTGTGTCCTGACTGTTGGTCAGGGTGGCACTCCTGCTCATCCTTTCGTAGTTGGTGATTACGTTACTATCACTGGGTCTTCGGTTGCTGATTACAACGTGACTCATGCTGAGGTTACTGCTGTTACCAACACAACCATCACTATTGACTCTGACCAGTCTTCTAGTGCTGCTTTTACTGGAGACGCAACTGTGTCCAACAGCATCAAGATTCAAGCAAAGGGCGATAGCACAAATGGTCTGACCTTGTATATCGACGAAGTACAAGTCTCAGGTTGATATGCCCGCCGTCTCGAAAAAACAGCAGCGTTTCTTCGGGATGGTCCGAGCTGCTCAAAAAGGTGAGGGAGCGTCGTCGCCTGAGGTTGCCAAA